TTACCTCGCATTTAAGTAAACCACGTTCTCCTCTTGTGCCGTATTTGTGCCATTGCGACTTATAATCGCATCGATTTTGCTCGCGTGCTCGGTGAGATGCCCGGCTGAAAGATGGGCATATCTTTGAACCATTTCGAGAGTTTCCCATCCTCCCATCTCTTTAAGTGCAAGAAGAGAGACACCGGACTGAACCAGCCAGCTTGCCCAGGTATGCCTCAGGTCATGGAAGCGGAAGTTGCTAATGCCTGCCCGCTTTAACGCTCCCTTCCATGCCTTGTTGCTGTCGGTTCTCATCTTCCTTACCGCTGCTGTTTTTGTTCCGTTGCTTCGGTAGGCAGGTTTGGTGTGGACAAATACCCATCTCTTATGGAGCCCCTGCTGTTTTCTTAATATCTGGCATGCGGTTTCGTTAAGAGGAACTCCGATCGCATTGCCAGCTTTTGTTTCATCAGGGTGCATCCATGCCATTTTCTTATCCAGATCGATCTGTGACCACTCAAGGTCTGTAACGTTGGAACGGCGAAGGCCTGTCGTGATTGCAAACATGACCACAGGGAAGAAATGAGGAGCAATTTCTGCAAACAGGCGCTTCGATTCCTCCTCTGTAAGCCATCTGATTCGTCCATTCTTAACGCGTGGTGTTGATATTTTTGGCGCCCTGTCAAGCCATCCCCATTCAACAGCCATATTGAGAATAGCGCGAAGTATTGCCAGATGCCGCGTCTTCGTTCCTTTGCTTGCCAGCTTTGGTTTATACTCCGGCACTGGCTTGCCAAGCCGCAAACACCTGTCCCGGCTCATCTCCCAGTTCAGGCGATGGCGGCGGTTTTCCATCCCGTCTACCGCCTCCATTATTTTTTCTGTTGTTATGTCAGAGAGAATGGTTTCTCTGAAGTGCAACATCCAGAACGATATAATGCTCTTGTCATCATCAATGGACTTCTTATCCGATTTCTCACGCAGCCACCGTATGCAGGCTTCCTTGAATAGCTTTTTCGGAGATTCCCCGAGATTTTTTACTCTCCACGCCTCTGCTTTCAGACGATCGTGAAGTTCTTGCGCTTGCATTTTGTCCGATGTTTCAAGAGAGCGTCTAACTCTTGAAACATCTGGCGCGACGAAATCGCAGTGCCATGTGCCACCGCGTAGTTTGATTGACATGCTTTAACCTCCTGCACATCAACCGCATTCACCGCGCTATTGTGTCTCACAGACTTAAGCGCCGCAATGCAGTCTGACTTGCAAATGCGATATGGGCTTTTAGGTTTATCTGGATTTATCTTTGCGGCCTGAAGTCGTCCACTTCGTATCCACTGCGTGATAGTGCCTTTGTCTACCTTCAGATACGATGCTGCCTCTTCACGAGTGAAGATTTCTTCTTCCACTTGGAATCTCCATTGATTGAATTGGTATTATTGCAGTAGGTTTGGATACCATTGAGAAATGAACAGTCCTCATCGAGTGTGAGGCTGTGTGATTCCATGGTTACCTCTGTTTTTTGAGCGCATGGAACGTAACTTCTTAATGTGTTCTGCTGTTTCGATCTCTTCAGCTATCCGATCTGCGTCAGCTTTATTCACAGGTTCAAAGTCATGATTAAAGCGGAACATGCTGGCGATACATGTTCTGCCTTTTCGGATGTAGTGAACTTTGTTGTGAGTGGAACGCAGGATTTTGCAGGGAGTGCCGTGGTGGTCGACGTACCAGGTGTTAGGGTAAATCACTCTGAACATTCTTGACCTTGTGTTGTGCGGATTGTTATTCAGTGCCGATATTTACCTTTATCGCGTATACCTTTACCGGTTTATCATCGAAGTGCGGATGTGTGATTGTCTTGATTTCATATCCGTCATACGGGACGTCTATTCTGCGGCTGGAATCATCGCGCTTCGGATATCCCTTTGTGATAATCAGGCGGTCATACTCGCGGAACATAATTCGCTTATTCCAGTAGTCATTACACAGGCGATATTCTTCTGTTTTCTCTCCGCGAATCATGGCATCGAAGTATTCACCGTTAACGGCAAGTTGCAGGTTAGCCACGGTTAACCTCCTGCGGTGGCTCTGGTAGGGGCATCCAGTGGGTTACCTCTTTGAGATACAGGTCTTCGCCATCACCGTCATCCCAAGTGGGATTGCCATCATTAAACCAGTCGCCATATACGCCGACCTGAGTGTTGGGGATGTTTGGTGGGTAGTTGTTTATAAAGTCTGCTGCTAACACATAGCATTGTCGCTCTCCCATTTCTGGCATTCGCTCACTACAGCTTATCCAACCATCCGGAGTTACCGGAGAGTTGCCAGCCAGTCTACGCAAAACAACCTTAACAGCCTCAATACGGTCATCATCGTAACTTTCCGCCGTATCTATGCGGTCGAGCATGATGATGGCGTTATCAATATCAGGATTGCCAGTCCACTCATTACTGCGATTGGATTCAGCAGCCTGGCTACCAGATGCTGGTGGATTATCGACTTGGCTATAGATAACAGCACGGCAAGCCCCCTCTATGCCTTTAACTGCATCTGCGCAGTAGCTATAGCAATTGCATTCCACTAACTTCTGCTTGAGATTTTCAATTGCTTGCGCGACATCAGCCTGTATTACCGTCGCTGGCGGTGCGGTGTAAAGTGGAACAACTCGCCCTCCCCATTGCTTAACACTACTCTCAGCGAACACTAAATGCTCAGTCCGATAATACCCGGGGGCATCAATATCTTTTCTTTCGCTATCCCACATGTAAACCACCGGCTCTGCTTCCAGCGATGCCAGTGCAATCCGTGCCAGCTCACGCACAACTTCCGGCGGCGCGTAACGGTCATTCAGGTCATCCCACAGGCGTAGCATGTTTTCGCTACCAGGGTGAACATCCTCGTTAGTTCCGGCAAACGCACTAATAACCTCATCGGCTGCCTCAATAATTTTCAGAGCTTGTTCTCTGGTAATAGTGGTCATTTGTTATACCTCAATACACGAAATCTGTTTTAAATTCATGGTTACATTCTGGACAGCATGTTTCGTAACTTCTCCAGTTCAGCAATACGCTTACTCCCATCCGAGATAACACCTTCGTAATACTCACGCTGCTCGTTGAGTTTTGATTTTGCCTCCTCAAGCTCAACGCGCAGCTTCCCTACCGTTAGCGCAATATCCTCGTTCTCCTGGTCGCGTGATTTGATGTATTGCTGGTTTCTTTCCCGTTCATCCAGCAGTGTCTGCACTAATTTAGGGTTGAAAGCTGCGATAAATTCTGCGTTGTTCTCTGCATTTTTCTGGTCGTCAAAGCCAGGCCATTTGATAATGTCTCCGCAACGTTCATCCCCCGGCGTATGCACCGCATATGTACCAGTGTCCGGCGAGATGAATGCACGCCATTCGCCCTGTGTTGCCTGTTGCGCTATCTTACGTAAGGTAGCTAATTGTTCGCTGGTAAAAGTCATCATGGTTGCATCTCCCGTTCTTCTGCCCACTTCCGAAGCCCTTCAATCTCACCATTACGAGCTATCAGCTCGCGACACAGTCTTTCGTTTTCATCCAGTAGTGCCAGCACAGTAGCCGGATTGGCTGCGGCGATGAATTCAGCATTGGCCTGCTGTTCCATTTGGAAATCTTCATCGAAACCGCTTTCAGGATGCGCTCCTTCAATTCTGCAAATGGGAAGATATCCAACAACGTCACGATGAATTAGCGCATCATCACAATCAAATCGGCTCTCTCCATATTCGAGCGACCACACACCACACGTTGCTTTCTCTGCCTTTTCACGCAGTGCCTGATAGTCAATCTTGCTCATTGGTTGCCTCCTTTGCGCAACATCGCATTCAGATATTTGTTGTCATTAACAGAACCGAAACTCTTTCTCTTAAGCAATTCCTCTCTCGATGGCATTGGCTTTACGCGTTGGCGAATAATCATTTCTGCAGGAAGAATGCCGGGGTTGTATGCAAGTCCTCTCATGGTAAATTCCTCTTTGTTAATTTATTCGTATGCCTGCTCTTTCTTCATCGAGTTTTTTTAGCTTGTATCGCATAGCTCTTACTGAATAAATTGAGCGGCAGGTTGCAATTGCTATTTCTTCTGCGGAGAACTTACCGAAAAGTGATACTTCGGCTCTTGTCCAGCGTCTTCCACGAAGTCGGCTAACAATGTCAGCGCCAATCCTTGTTGCTTTCGCCATTACTGCTTTTTCAGTCCTTTCCAGTTTTTCAGCGATAACTTCAACTGGCATTGTCGCCGCTACTTCGCGTAAGAAATCGACTTCCCATTTCTCCCAAGGAGTCTTTTTCATAGGCGATACCGTTATTTGATAAGAAGTGAAGGTTTCCCAACTTTGAGTTGAGCACCGGGGATATTTATTCCTGCTTTTAGTTGGTGTTTGATTGCCAGTTTGTCGGCTTTAATTGTCGTTTCGAACTCAACGTATTCAGGAGGAAGGGCGCTTGAGTCGATGATTTCTACAGTTTCTGACGGTTTGCGGATTGTTACCTGGTGAATACCTGCTCGAATCTTTTTCTTTCCAACCATTTCAAGCGATGACGCTATATACGTCATAATGCTATCAATCTTATTTTGAATTACTGCTGCTCTTTCATTCAGTGACTTTGCCTCTTCCTTGAGGCGTTCAGCATAACCAGACTCATTTTTAATAATGGCAAGAAGTTGCTCTATTTTATCGGTAAATTCTCCTTCCATGCCTTCTATTGTGTCAGCAATCATCTCTGGCTCTAAATCTAAATCCATCAGCTTTGCGTATTCATTGGCAATTTCATACAGTTTGCTCACTGGCAACCTCCAGTTTCGCTTTGCATTCTATGTAAATGGCTTGTACGTTCTGCCGCAATTTCATTCCAGATGTCAGGCGATATGCTTCTGCAAAATATCGCTTCAAATCATCCATGGTTTCAGCCTAGGCCATTTCATCACAAAGAAGTTGTGCTTTATCCATATTTCCTGCTGGCGTTTCCGTTCATCTTCGCGGATATCTTCCTCTGATTTGTGCGGCATAACTGGTTCCTGATGCATACCTTCATCTTCGTTAAGCAGGTGAATGGCATTATCCAGTCGCTGGGCTTTAGGCCAGTATTTGCTGGCGCGTTTAACTATGGTTTTACGCGCCATCTCTTCCCAGAATGTCTTCCACGGTCCATTCTTTGCCTTGCTCGTTGCTTCCACAGCTTTAATTTCTGCCAGACTCATTTCTTCAGTGAGGTAGTCACCATCTGCTGTTTTAACCGTGCAATAACCACCAACAATAGAGCCTCGCTCACCAAATGCGTTGTATTTGTGGGTTGGTGCTGAATCAAGGCCGTTTGATTCATAGGTGTCGTTTGAGTACACCAGTTTGCATTGTCCCCACTTAATTGAGCCTGTCGATTGCGCAAGATGAAGTAATCCCATGTAACTGATATCAAGGCACACCATGCCGTCGCGCGGAACCAGATAAGCCAGTTTGCTAGCCGGGTTTAAGGTAATGCCGATCGCCGCAACATTGATGATGGCGTTCTGTGCGCTGGTTGGATTTGCCAGTGCTGTTTTAGCCAGGTAATCGTTTTTCTGGAAATACTGAATTGCAAACTGGCTTTCCTTAGCCCATATCACCGTCTGTTCAGTCAATGCTCCGCAGAATAACTGCTCTTGCTGTTTAACGAATTCAACGATATTGCTCATGCAGCTTCTCCAAAAATGTGTCTGCGTTTGAATATTGCGAAGGCATATTCAGCCTTAACTCTTTCGGTTATTGCATCCCAGAACCATTCAGCGGCTTTTTCCTGATAGTTACAGTCATCATCTTCCAGCCAGTCGATAGCATCCTTAGTGTGTTCATCTGGTTTATATGAGCGAAGCATTTCGCTTATTGGGTCGCAACGTTTGCAGAGGCGATCAACTTCACTGTTAATTCGTTCGTAATCTTCATCAGTAAAACTTGCGATTATTTGCGATATTTCACGCTTATCATTCAGAGTCAGAATCATCATCTTTCTCCTGTTCTTTGTGCTGATTGAGAATTTTGTTCATCTGACGAATAAATTCTTCGTCTGACCAGTTATCTGTAAAACTCATTTCCTGCGATACCACGGAAGGTTGATAGCTGATTTCATCGTTTTATTTGCTTCAAGCCACATTTTTGAATCACCAATAAATCTGGCTATTACTGCTTTGTTCTGTGCAGCACGAAGCATCTGGTGATTGATGGCTATTTCATTGCGCATAACGCCTCCAGTTGTTTCTTTGCTGCTCTGATTAATTGTTTAACTCGGCGTGATAATTCAGATTCGTGCGGGTAGAAAGCGGACATGACGCCGCTACCCGCGAGCTGAAAGTGCATCATGGGTAACTCCTTATATTTGATTTCATAACGAAAATGCCTCTCGTGAAGCATTATTGGTATGCGGTAAAGCCGCGCTCAGGCGGCTTTGATAGTCATATCATCTGAATCAAATATTCCTGATGTATCAATATCGGTAATTCTTATTCCTTCGCTACCATCCATTGGAGGCCATCCTTCCTGACCATTTCCATCATCCCAGTCGAACTCACAAACAACACCATATGCATTTAAGTCTTTCGAAATTGCTATAAGCAGAGCATGTTGCGCCAGCATGATTAATACAGCATTTAATACAGCGCCGTGTTTATTGAGTCGGTATTCAGAGTCTGACCAGAAATTATTAATCTGGTGAAGTTTTTCCTCTGTCATTACGTCATGGTCGATTTCAATTTCTATTGATGCTTTCCAGTCGTAATCAATGATGTATTTTTTGATGTTTGACATCTATTCATATCCTCATAGATAAAAAATCGCCCTCACATTGGAGGGCAAAGATGATTTCCAATAATAAGAACAAGTCGGCTCCTGTTTAGTTACGAGCGACATTGCTCCGTGTATTCACTCGTTGGAATGAATACACAGTGCAGTGTTTATTCTGTTGTTTATGCCAAAAATAAAGGCCACCATCAGGCAGCCTTGTTTTTCTGTTTGTCAAGTTCTCTGGCAATCATTGCCGTAGTTCGTATTGCCCATTTATCGACATTTTTCCCATCTTCTATTACAGGAAACATTTCTTCAGGCTTAACCATGCATTCCGATTGCAGCTTGCATCCATTGCATCGTTTGAATTGTCCACACCATTGATTCTTATCAATAGTCGTAGTCATACGGATAGTCCTGGTATTGTTCCATCACATCCTGCGGATGCTCTTCGAACTCTTCAAATTCTTCTTCCATATATCACCTCAAATAAGTGGTTTGCTGCCTAATTTCATTTTCTGGCGACCAATACAAGTCACACCCATTTCACTGCGTGGCTTGCTGTACCATGTGCGCTGATTCTTGCGCTCAATACGTTGCAGGTTGCTTTCAATCTGTTCGTGGTATTCAGCCAGCACTGTAAGGTCTATCGGATTCAGTGCGCTTTCTACTCGTGATTTCGGTTTGCGATTCAGCGAGAGAATAGGGCGGTTAACTGGCTTTGCGCTTACCCCAACCAACAGGGGATTTGCTGCTTTCCATTGAGCCTGTTTCTCTGCGCGACGTTCGCGGCGGCGTGTTTGTGCATCCATCTGGATTCTCCTGTCAGTTAGCTTTGAGTAACGCGCCGTGATGCTTATCTCCACGGTTGCTGTCTTGCAGCTGCATTTCGCGCTACTCAAAGCTTTCTGCTTTGAATGCTGCCCTTCTTCAGGGCTAAATTTTTAAGAGCCTCACCTTCAATGGTGGTTAGTGCGTCCTGCTGATGGCTTAAAATTACAAGAAAGATTGTATGTTGTAAACAAGAAATATTGTAAAAAGGGGCGTGAAAAACAAACTCCATTGTTTTTAAACGGAAAATAGTTTGTTTTTTGGTTATCGAAATCGAGGTGAGGATTACTGGTTGCAGGTTCCGACTACATCACCAACAAAGGATTTGGTTGATGTAAGTTGTTGCATGCCTGGGATGTTCATTACTTTGGAGTAAAGAGCTTTTTTGTCTGTAGTGATTGACCAGGTTTCAACGGTTATTCCTCCTCCAGACTGGTATTCTCCTACCATAGTGTTCGATGACAAAGCAGTGTATTTCATCTCTGGATAGACGCCAGAAACTGATTCATAAACTGATGATTTATCGCCATTTATTGTTACGTGGAAAACGGAATCTTCCGTGCTGTCTTTTGTAAACTCGTAACGATCGCCATTCATTGCCCCGTACCCGTGCAGGTTTGTGACAATCCAGCATTCAGAATTGGCGCTGGCAGTTAAGAGTATTGAGAGTAGCGCCGCAATCCTGATCATACGAATTTGACCCTCGCCTCTACGACAACACCGATAATCTTGCAGTTCCCGTTGATGGGAGTCATAGGCCATGAAGGATTCAGGCCTTTCAGGTACTTCTGACCGCCATCTATAACCAGTTTCTTGAATGTTGCTTCGTTCGCGTCAGTCAGTTTGGCTACAACAAGGCTTCCATTCACTGGCTCGCGTCCAGTATCTACTAACACCATATGACCTTCAGGGATGCTTTGACCTACAGGTGAAGTCATGGAATCACCTTCAACCTTCAGCCAGAATCCATCGCCTAATAAGTTAACGTCACTGTCATACCATTCATCAATGTCCTTGATATCGTAGGGCTCACAAGCTTCACACCACGAACCAGCTCTAACCATGCTAATCAATGGATATTTCCCTTTGGGCTCAACATGCCCAACAAATCTAACATTTGAATCAGAGGTGCCATTGAGCAGCCAGTCAACACTTACGCCAAGGGCTGACGCAAGTTCTGGTAAAAAGCGTGGTCGCTTAGTTTTACCGTTTTCGAGTTGCTCTATAGACTGCTGGGTAGTCCCCACCTTTTGAGCAAGTTCAGCCTGGTTAAGTCCAAGCTGAATTCTTTTGCTTTTTACCCTGGAAGAAATACTCATAAGCCACCTCTGTTATTTACCTCCAATCTTTACAAGAAAAACTGTATTTGACAAACAAAATACATTGTATGAAAATACAAGAAAGTTTGTTGATGGAGGCGATATGCAAACTCTTTCTGAACGCCTCAAGAAGAGGCGAATTGCGTTAAAAATGACGCAAACCGAACTAGCAACCAAAGCCGGTGTTAAACAGCAATCAATTCAACTGATTGAAGCTGGAGTAACCAAGCGACCGCGCTTCTTGTTTGAGATAGCTATGGCGCTTAACTGTGATCCGGTTTGGTTACAGTACGGAACTAAACGCGGTAAAGCCGCTTAAGACATTCCCGCTCTTATACATCCCCGCCCTGAAAAAGGGCATTACCAGAAAAAAAATCTCTATGGTTTTGCGTTTCTTTGCGAAGCCAACTCTATCTAATCATTAAGGAAATTATGTATGGGTACTATTGCAACTAAAAGCAAGAAAGCGGCTCGCATCGAGTCAGCCTTGCTGAACAAACTGGCACTGATGGGGCAGAAGACATTCGCTCGCGCGATGGGAGTTCCGGAATACCAGGTAAGCCGATGGAAGAATGGTTTCTTCTCGCAGGTAAGCATGATGCTGGCTGTTCTGGAATACGGAATCGAAGACGATGAAATGGCTGAACTGACTAAGCGGCTTGCCGATTACCTGACAAAAGAAAAAGCCCCGAAGAACGGCGAATTCTTCGAGGCCTGATGTAGAAAGACTGGATCAATCCACAGGAGTAATTATGACAAAACGTCGTAAGAAATACCAGGAAAAAGAAGAGATTCGACACCCTGATTCACCTGAGGGATTAGTGGTAGCCGCAGCAAATAACAAGGCGTTCGCAGAGAGCCTTGTTGGTGTTTACAGACTAGCCAAAGCAGGAGTGAAACATGGGCGTCGTTAAGTTAGCTGATTACAGGCCTCAACTGGAGGTCGTGGAGCATCGCGTGGCAGATACCGAAGATGGTTTCATGCGCGTTGCTAACGAGATTACCGACAGTCTGCTGATGGCTGATTTAACTGTCCGGCAGTTGAAGGTGATGCTCGCTATCATGCGCAAGACATACGGATTCAATAAGCCGATGGATCGACTCACAAACACGCAGATAGCAGCCATGACAGGTATTCATCACACTCATGTTTGCGCAGCCAAGCGCCAGCTTATTGAGCGTAAATTCCTCATTGCTGATGGCGTGAAAATCGGAGTGAACAAGGTGGTTTCGCAGTGGATTAGCCAGGACAGCTTAACATTAGCTAAAACAGCTAATAAAACATTAGCCGAGTCGGCTAATGGGTATAAGCCAAGTCAGCTAAACACAAAAGACAATATACAAAAGACAATAAATACAAATACCCCCCTACCCCCCAATGGGGGAGGCGATGGGCGGGTTAAACCTGCACGTCGAAAGGCAGAACGAATCGACTACGAATCCTTCCTGAACGCCTACAACACCGAAGTCGGTGACAGACTGCCACACGCTGTTGCGGTCAACGAGAAACGCAAACGCCGCCTGAAGAAAATCATCCCGCAACTGAAAACGCCAAACGTGGACGGTTTCAGAGCGTATGTCAGGGCGTTTGTGCATCAGGCCAAGCCGTTTTACTTCGGAGACAACGACACGGGCTGGACGGCTGATTTTGATTACCTGCTGAGAGAAGACTCGTTAACGGGAGTTCGGGAAGGGAAGTTTGCAGACAGGGGGATTGCATGAGACAGGATATCGAAGCGAGCGTTATCGGTGGCCTGCTGATTGGTGGATTAACTCCAACCGCCAGTGACGTTCTTGCAACGCTGGAGCCGGAAGCGTTTTCAATTCCGCTCTACCGGAAAGCCTTCGAAGTTATCCGTAAGCAGGCGAGAAACAGGAACCTAATCGACGCTCTGATGGTTGCCGAGGCGTGCGGAGAGGAGCATTTCACCTCAATCCTGATGACCAGCAAAAACTGCCCGAGTGCCGCAAACCTGAAGGGATATGCCGGAATGGTCGCGGATAACTATCACCGCCGCCTGGTGCTGGAAATCATGGATGAAATGCGTGAACCAATTCAGAGCGGAACCATCGACGCATCGAGTCAGGCGATGGACGAGCTTGTAAAGCGTCTTTCAGCCATCAGAAAGCCCCGTGACGAGGTTAAACCTGTACGGTTAGGGGAAATCATTACTGACTACACTGACACGCTTGACAGGCGTCTGAGGAACGGAGAAGAGTCAGATACCCTGAAGACCGGAATCGAAGAACTTGACGCCATCACCGGAGGGATGAACGCAGAAGACTTGGTGATTATCGCCGCTCGTCCTGGTATGGGAAAAACCGAACTGGCGCTGAAGATTGCCGAAGGCGTTGCAAGTCGTGTTATTCCTGGTTCTGACGTCCGGCGCGGAGTATTGATTTTCTCAATGGAAATGAGCGCATTGCAGATTGCAGAGCGAAGTATTGCCAACGCCGGGAGGATGTCGGTTAGCGTACTGCGAAATCCTGCATCGATGGATGACGAAGGCTGGGCGCGTGTTGCTAACGGCATGAGTCAGCTTGCAGATTTGGATGTATGGGTAGTCGATGCCTCGCGGTTATCGGTAGAAGAAATTCGCTCAATCGCAGAGCGGCACAAACAGGAAAATCCAAACCTGTCACTCATCATGGCGGATTATCTTGGCCTTATTGAGAAGCCGAAAGCAGACCGCAACGACCTCGCAATTGCTCACATCTCAGGAAGCCTTAAGGCGATGGCGAAAGACCTGAAAACGCCTGTTATCTCCCTGAGTCAGCTTTCGCGCGATGTTGAGAAGCGACCAAACAAACGCCCGACAAACGCAGATTTGCGTGATTCAGGAAGCATTGAGCAGGACGCAGACTCAATCATCATGCTCTATCGGGAAGCGGTATATGACGAGAACAGTAGCGCCGCGCCATTTGCTGAAATCATCGTGACGAAAAACCGTTTTGGCTCGCTTGGTACGGTTTACCAGCGGTTCTGCAACGGACACTTTGTTGCATGTGACCAGGATGAAGCCAGACAGATTTGCACAACATCAAATGCACCTGCTGCGCGTGGCAGACGATATGCACAAGGGGCTGACGTATGACCATCTACATCACTGAGTTAATAACAGGCCTGCTGGTAATCGCAGGCCTTTTTATTTGGGGGAGAGTAAATCGTGGCTGACTGGCAAATACCAATCGTCATTCTTGCCGGAGCTTCGCTGGTTGCTGGCTTTATCCTGCTGAAAAAGCATAAAGACCGTGATCAAAAAGTCGAAGTTCTCTATGGGTATCCGGCGAACAGCACAACATGGCTGACCATTTACCACTACCGAAAATCAGGCCGCTGGGTATTCGAATGGGATGACCTGTTCGCTGACAAGCGACCAAAGTCATGGGGAGACATCAGCGAATGCCTGATGTTTGAAGAAAGAAAATCCGGCGCAACCCGAGAAGAGTTTAACGAAGCGTGGGCGCGATTAAGTGAGAGAGGGTATCAATGAGCAGAATTAAGTCGAGGTAACGATGAAGCAAATATACATGCTTCGCAACGAAGCAATCAGAAACAATGCCATGGACGCAATACTCTCACTTCCCATCGACGACAAGTCACCTCACGAAGTCCACATTAAAGAACCAAAGCGGAGTAATCCTCAAAACCGCCTTATGTGGGCGTTATTGCAGGACGTATCACGTCAGGTGCTTTGGCATGGAGAGAGACTTGCGCCGGAAGACTGGAAAGATCTGTTCACTGCCCTGTGGCTTAAGACCAAAAAAATGGAGCAAAGAAGTGCGCCTGGTATCGACGGTGGCGTTGTCATGCTTGGTGTGCGTACCAGCAAAATGCGAAAGGCCAGCATGACTGAGCTTATCGAAATCATGTTCTGGTTCGGCTCAGAGCGCAACGTGCGGTGGAGTGATGACTCCCGGCGAGAGTATGAATGGTCACAACGAAAAGGGAAGGCTGCATGACTATCAAATCAAATACGCCAGCACACGACAAGGACTGCTGGCAAACGCCGCTCTGGCTTTTTGATGCACTGGATATTGAGTTTGGATTCTGGCTGGATTCAGCAGCGAGCGACAAAAACGCTCTGTGTGCTCACTGGCTAACAGAGGCCGACGACGCGCTCAATTCTGAGTGGATAAGCCACGGTGCAATCTGGAATAACCCACCGTACAGCAATATCAGGCCG